GCTTGGTTTGTTGGCGGTGTTCCTATGAATAAAGGTTGGTAATCTCCAAATTCATCTAAGTAATAATTCTTAATTCTATAATTTACAAAGTAATTATCTTCTAACAAAGTTGCTGAATCGGTATCGGTAACTCCAAACTCAATAAATTCAGCTAAAAACGGGCTAATATTATAATAGTTCGCTGTATCGGTTGCACTTGCAATTTGCTTAGTGAAAGTATAATTTGGGTTTGTTGGTGGTGTGTCGCCGTTCCAAATAAACAATTCTATTTTACTGCCTAATTGTCCCGCTTGGTCAACTGTAAATAAATAAGGTCGGTTAACAAATATCATTTTTTCTTAAAGTTTTGTATCATAATTTGGTCGAATAATCTTTCCGCTTCTAATCCGTATGTTTCAACTAATTCACTAGGTAAATTTTTGTATGCCGCTTCAAATGGTTTGCTGAAAAATTCCGTTGGTTTAATTCCTTTATTCCATATTGAACGTGTTATTAAATTTGCTGTTTGTTGACTTGACAAAAAGCGTCCCGTTTTCCTATCTTTAAACTGAATCTTTCTAGCTTTTACCCACTTAAAAATGCCCTCCGACAAACCGCCTTTTTTCCCCGTTCCCGTTCCAAACTTAAAACCACTTAAAGAACGTCCCGATTTTACCCCCTTAACTCCCCTATCCTGATAAAATCCGTAATCTAACATCGTGAACAATATTTGAATACTGTTTGCGCTTTCTTTTACATCGCCTTTAATCGAATTGTAAAGCCCCTTAGAAACGTTTTTGTTCTTAGTTGTAAGGTTTCGTTTCGATTGACTAACAACGTGCTGTTGAAAGCGCTGTAATGCTGTTGCGGTTGGTGTTAACATATTGTCATATTTGCAGGAATAGTTACGTCAAAAGTCATTTCCCAACCTGCTAAACCATTTTCAAAGCGCATCACAAACGGGGTGTTATTAGCATCACCAATTTCAAGAATTGTGTAATCACGTCTAAACCTTTCGAATACTCTATTAAGCGTCGTTAAACAAGCGTTTAGAATATCTATTTCGTTATCGTTGCCTCTAAATTGGTCGGTTGTTTTAGATTTTGAAACGTCCAAAATATCCATGCACAAAATAGTAACGTTGAAATTTATAGTCGCTGAAACAAATGAAGCTGAATTTATAACAACGTGCGCCAAAGGGTAAAGGTTTTGTTTATTTACGTCAACGCCTGAAATATCCCCTTGCGTAATTGTGTTAACTAATCCAGTCGCTTCAAGTTCTGTTTTAAGTATGTTTAGTAATTCGTAGTACTTTGTCATTGATTCCTAAATTTCATTCTATTAAGTTCTATTTCTTCAATCTGTTGTTTCTGTTTCTCAAATGTTAAAAACGTGAGAGCTTCAGTAAGTTTTCGTTTTCCGACAAGTCCAATGTTTTTAAATTTTCCGTCAGCAAGTGCATAATAGAACGAATACCACCCCCACTGTTTGCCGAATTGACTTCGTTCATCAAACTCGGATTCTTCGCCAGTTCCTTCTCCAAATAAGACGGAATAGCGTTTAACAATTCGCTCGCTAAATTCCAAAAAAAAACCCTTGCGGAAAGTGCTATATCTAAAGGGCAAAGTTTGAATATTTCCCCCATATCTTCGCTATAAAAATAATCGTGAATTTCGTAAGTTCCTTTAACTTCTAATTTAACAGGTCGGTACATTACTGCCATTGCCATGTGGAAAGTGTCCCAGGACTTCATTAATTGTTCTAGGTTCGTGAACTCTTCGAGCGTTAAATCTTCTAGTTTTGGAATAAATCCGTATTCAATTCCGTGCAAATTAAAACGGTTCTGAAATTTAGGTTTCTCGTTAAAGATTTGATTGAAGCTAACAAGTAATTCATTAACATCTGTTAAACGCATTTTAACAACGTCTTTCAGCTCAATACCGCAAAATATTTCAATCATTTTTTGAGCGACAAAATCTTCATCTGTTGAAGCTTCGCGCATCTTTACAAATGTTTGATAAGACTTTAATGGAATATCTTTTAAACTCGTTGGAACGATTAATTCAAGTTTCATATTTATATAATTAAATTTTTGTTTTTTGTACCACTAGAAAATACCGTAAACTCCTTTTTTCTTTACAAGCATATCCCAAACGGCATACCCGAGCGCATCGAGTAAATGATTAAAGTTGTCAATAGGTGTTTCGCTTTTCTTATCGTGCCACGAATAGTTGTTTAATTCTTTGATTAGGTTCGTGCTATTTGCTTCGATTATCAATTCGTAATCCTGAACAAGTGCTATCCTATCCGTAATTTTTGGCTTTTCAATTCCTTTAATGTTTAAACCTTTTTGTTTTAATTCCGTAATCAATCTAGGTTCTGCACTATCCGCCACTATTAAGCCGTTTAACGCAACCAATTTAGAATTAAGTGTGAATATATCGGACGTCGTTAAACCTGCTTTAAATAGCAATTCTTTTGCGTAAATTCTTTTTTGTTTTTTATCAATTGAAACGTGAATTAAAGTAGTTGGGTCAATTGAAAACCCGAAATCCTGACCGTAACAATTCAAGTCAGTTTGCACAAATTCTCCTATTTTCCAATTAGAATAAATTACCCCTTCGGCTTTGTCCAACCAACCGCCCAAAATAACGTGTTTAAATTTTTGTAGGTTATTTCGTTTAATGGATTCAATTTGATTAATAAAAGATTCCGATAAATTGGTTATGTTGTCTTCGTAAGTGGTGTGAATAAACGTCGCATCACCTTTGGTTAAATTACTACCCTCGTTAACTCCACGTTGCTCAAAGAAACGTGAATAAATCCAGTGCTCTTTTGTTGACGGATTGAGTATTAATATAATTCTGTTTTGCTTAGTCTTATGCCTAATTGATAAATCTATTTTATCGAAAGTATCTTCGTCGGTAAGTTCTTCCGCTTCATCTAAAACAAAACAAGTTACCCCTGCCAACGATTTTAAGTTAGCTGTTTGAGTTCCTGAACTTGTTTTAATTCCTTTAAAGATAATTTTTGAACCTGTTACCAAATTGGTAATTTCATCTTTTGTAATATGGAACTCGTGTTCTTTTCTTAATAATTCAATCTTTTCAATAAACTCTGGAATAATAGAAATATGCGCCGAAACTAAGGTGTATCGAGTGAATAAAATTATATGACCTTGTTCGTATGTTAAGAGTAATAGAAACGTATTAATACTAAACGACTTCGAAGAGCCACGTCCACCCGTACAAATGAAATATCTACTTTCAGTAAATAACTGTTTAAACTTCTGGTTCAGGTGTATCAAAACTAACTAGTTCTTTGACGTTAAAGTTAGTGTTTTTATTTGTGTTTTCAGATTCCACAAATTGCATCGATAATTTACGTAACTCTTCGGGTGTTGCGATTAGCTTCATTAAAGCCATTTGCAATGCAGGAGCGTTTGATTTATACCACTTTGAACGCATTGAAACTTTTAACTCAACTCGATTAGTTTCTAATAATCCTTTTAGCTCGTTAAATTCGTTAAAATCAACAGGAAAATACTCGTAAAATGTAGGTTTTGAAATTGGTAAAAATGCTACAATATCCTCGATAAAAAACAACTTGTGTTTAACTATCATTTCCTTTGCCTGTTCGAATATCTTTTGTTTGTCGTATGCCATAATTTAAAAATCTAATTCAATACAAAATTCACTACCTTTTCTGCTAACTTTTCTAATTAAACCCGGATACATTTTTATAAGGTTTTTTATAGCTATTTTCTCCATATCTTGTGTTCTATAATCTTTACAACCTCCGTTAGTTTTCCAGTGTTCACATTCCCAATAAATATTTCTACCACCTAAAATTCCACCTCTTTCTTTTATGTGTCTAAGGCATAATTCATAATCTTCTTTTACCTTAAAAGTTTCATCATAATAATAACTACCATCGTTAATATGTCCAATAAAAGAGCCTAAAACATAAGTTTGAAATAAAAAAGGTTTAAATCCTTTAAACTGTATTTGACTTGAGTGTGTTGATATTCCAAAAATTTTATAATCTAAATCTTCGCAAAGATACGCTAATCTTGTTGCCTCTTCAATCCAATCTGCATCTGTTAAAAGTTTTCTATGTTTTCCATTCATTTTAAGAATTTCAACCCAACCTGCAGTCTTGACATCGTCATCAACCATAATTACATAATATTCATTACAGTTTTTTAGAATCCAATTTCTTGTTGCCGTTATTCCTTTAATTTCAATTGGTACACCTACAATTAAACCGCCGTGGCTATTTCTATAATCATTCACTTCATTTTCTGGAACGTAATATGTAGCGTTCTTTAATATTTTTCTTGTAGAAGTTATTACACCCCCTCTGCCTTTACTTGGTACTGCGAAGTGCATCTATTATATCTTTTGCGTTAATAACTCTTTAGTATCTATAAATCCTTTATTTGTTTTATCCTTTGTAAATCCGCCACGTTTAACAGTCGGTAAATTTAAAATTTCTTTTAATTCGTCCCAATCTGTATTTTCTTCATTACACATAATTACCACGTATTCACGTTTTGGTCTTAACTGAATTGCTTGTTCTAATAATATTTCTTCTCCGTCCTCTAATTTATCTATTTGAGTATCTAAAGGTAAATCTAAACCCCACTCCATTAATTTTTCTACGTCCCATTCGTTACCTAACATTTCAAAATCCCACTCGCCACCTGAAACATTGTCTTTAATCAAAAACTCACGTTGTTGTTCTTCCGTAAGGTTATCAGCAACTATAATCGGTACTTCTTTTAATCCTGCTTCTTTGCACGCTTTAAACCGCATATTTCCACCAAGGATTACCATTTCTGCGTTAACGACAATAGGTCGAATTTCGAGCATTTCTGGAAAATCTTTAATTGATTGAACTAACTTTTTAAAGTTATCGTCTTTAATTAGTCGTGGGTTGTTCGGGTTTAATTTAACCTCGCTAATTTTTGTTTTTATTGACTGCATTATTGTTCGTATGAATTAAATACTTTCTTTAACTCATCAATCATATCAATCCAACAAGTTGCGCATTGTGTCGCTCCTACATTTGTGTTGAACGTTCGGTTGTAAATCTTTAAAATTACTTCCTGCTCAATTGGTAATATTGAATTTGGTTTACGCTCGAAAAAATCAGTTAAATATTCGTAATGATTTTCAGTTAAGCAATTAGCTTTTTTATAAGGAAATAATTTGTTTAGTTTCTCTTTACGTTTATCGCAATTACAATCTTCGCCTAAAATGAATTTTGCTATTTTTGAAATTCCTGTAACTTCTAAAACTTGTTCAACCGAATCTCCAAGTCCTTGTGATTTTTTTCTTCTTGCCATTAGTTTAGTCTTAATAAATTATATTTATTATCTGTTTTTGAAATATTTGTTCTAACTAAAGAATAATTAAAATTAAATGCTTCACAAGCTTCTTTTATTGTATCAAAATAAAACCCTGTTGGTAAATGTAAAACTTGTTTTGCATAAGGATTTTTTAAACTTTTTTGATTTCTAATTCCTTTAATACATTTATATTTTTCTTGATAAAATAATTCATTTTTTAATGCTTCATTTAAATCAAAAGTTTGAAATAATATTTCAACTGCTGTTACGTCAAAACTACTTTTACTTTTATGTTTTAACATTCTTTTATGTAGATTTGTAGTTACTCCTACATAATTTTCATTTATTATTCTATAAACAATAAATGTTTTGTCTTTAATTTTATATAATTTACACATATTTTTTATATTTGTTCATATTCTTGGTTTATAAAATCCTCGTAATCTTCGCCAACTGCAATTTTTAAACGTTCCTTACAGCTCTTTAAACTTTCATAAATTGAAGTTAGTGAAATATCCGCACCTCGTGAAATTTTGCGCATTGGTATTTTCTTTTCGATATGCAAATTGTAAAGGTTTTGGTCGTAATAATTCCACGTTTTAACCTCCTGACTTATAAAAGTATATATTTTTTCCTTAGCTTCAAAAAAATCAATGTTTGTTTCGTTTGCGCTTAGTTCCTGAATAGCTTCCAAATCAACTTTAATCGCTTTCTTTTTTTCACGTTGGTATAAAAGAAAAGAATTTCGTAAACACAACCAAATATACCCCTTATTTACTTTTCCGTTGGTTAAGTATTTCTCTGGTGTCGACCATTTGTAAAGCATCAAATAAGTTTCTTGCACCAAATCTTCGGCAAAGTTACGTTCACCAAATGTTTTAATGGTGTTAACCCACTCTTTATGGTGCTGTGCAACTTGGTTTAACTCTTTCAATTTATTGTATCGGTATTAATTCCTGAATTTCTCTTTGAAAGTGCTCAAAGTCAATCCATTTGCAAAGGTAGTAAATTCCGCCATCGTTTTCTATTTCTGTTTTTCGCTTCAATTGTGATTCTCGAATAGTGTCTTTTCCTATTTTCACTTCCAAAGATAAAAATTTACCGTAAATAATTCCTTCAATATCCGACATCCCTTTATTTGAACTTGGTATAAATCCAATTCCTTTGCGATATTTTCCTTCACTTGAAATCCTTCGTATTGAACTGCTGCCGTAAACATAACGCAAATAATCGAGAATTAATTTAGTAATTCCGTTGGTGTCGTGAACCGATTTGCTTATTAATTGTTGCTTAACAACTTCCAAAGGTACGCCACGTTCGTCCGTTTGAAGTTCGCTAATTCTTTTTTGAACTGCCTTTCGTTTCGTTACTGAATATTTGCGTTTCGGAACGGTGTAAGCTGGCATCGAAGTATTTAAACAGTCAACCATATGAACGTAATCAATGAATTGTTTTAGTGTGTATGGTTTCAAACTGTTTCTATTTTAAATTCACGTGAAAAATTACCCGTTGCAATTAGCTGTTTTTTCTTCCAAAGTGCTAATTGACGGCTCGGAAAATACCAAACCTGAAAGTTAGCGTAAATTAATTTATAAGTCATTTAAAATAATTTTTGTTGTGCTAGGTGGTTGTTTATTCGTGTCATTGCTTTATCGAAATACTCTTTATCAAGTTCGCACGCTGTTAAGTCAAAGCCATAATCGTGGCAAGCAATAGCGATTGAGCCACTACCTAAGTGAGTATCTAAGATTTTATCGTTTGGCTTTGCGTATTTATCGAGTATCCATTTGTAAAGTGCAACTGGCTTTTGTGTTGGGTGTATTCTTTGTTCTTTGTTTTTCATATCTCCCTGCCAATATCCAGACCATAGAAATTTGAATTTTTTTAGTCCTTTTTGAAAAGAGGTGTATGCAAGTTCGCAAGAAGAAAAGTCATTTTCACTATCCATTTTATCCCAAACTACCCAACCACTACTATTTGAATTAGGTATATTTTCAATAAAGTGATTAGCACCCCAGATAATTTGATTTTTAGATACTCTTTTTAGTTCAATAAAATAATCTTTTGAAGCGTGTAATCTATCCCAAGTTTTTGAAGTGTACATTGTTGGCTTTGCATTTTTACCTCTTGAATGATTTTTAGCTCCATCTTCGCCTATCCCATACGGCGGGTCAACAATAGCCAAATCAAAATAGTTATCTGGATAACGTGCCATTAGCTCCATATTATCTTCGTTGGTTATTGTTATCATTTGATATTTATTTTATACGCTTCAAACTTTTGTTTTAACTGCTCGTTTTGTAACTCCAAATTACGAATATAACTTTGCGATTTATTAAAGTATTCTTGAATTAAAAGTAAACGATTTAATGTTTTTTCAAATTTCTGAATTACTTTTTGATTTGGTAAATCCTCCTTTTGCTTCGTTATTAAATTCTTTTCAACTTCAATAATAATATCGTTAAGGAAATATCCTGAATGTTTATACTGAGTTTCCATTATCCAACTTATATCAAGTTTTCGCCAAGCTTTCTC